ATGGCAAGGCAGAGCGACCGCTTTGTAAAAATCTACTCTCAGGGCAGCTTCACCACGCTGCAGATCTGGGTAGACCGGGAGACCGGCGTGAATTATCTGTGGCAGTCCAGCGGCTACGGCGGCGGGCTGACGCCCCTCTTAAAGCCCGACGGCACCCCCGTCGTGACGCCGCTTTCCCCCGAATACGACAAATAACCGATATGCCCCCGCCCTTTCGGGCGGGGGCATTAGACCGTCAACAGGCACAGTGGGATAATTGACCTGCACCACTTGCCTCTCCCTGTGGGAGAGGTGGCTGAGCAACGCGAAGACGGAGAGGGGATACGAGACTGCAACGCCCTCTCAGTCACCTTCGGTGACAGCTCTCCCAGAGGGTGCGCCAAGGGGCTGTACCCCGTTACATAGCGTGTTGGTATGGGAAATGGAGCGTATCTGTACTGATTACGCTCCATTCATTGTTTTACGACGGCCCATCAAATGGGCGAGACAGATTTGTTTCTACACGCCCAGCACCCTGTCAAGCCGCCAGTCCAGCCACCGGTACAGCCCCATGGCCATCAGGGCGACCGGAATCCACAGCAGGGTAAAGGCGGGGCATATCTGCCCCAGAAAATTCCCGGGGCGGCCGCGGTAGTCCCAGATCTGGTAGTGCTGGTTCACCAGCAGTCCCGCCGCCAGCTCCACCATGGTGATGATCCCCGCGCCTATAACCGCCCGCAGCGGCCATGGCAGAACGGGCTGAACCTGCCCGAGCTGCCCGATGAGCAGGAAGCACACCCCGCCCGCCGCGAACATGCTGATATGGCTGTACCCCCGCCAGAGCAGCTCCAACCCCACGTAAGCCCCGCCGCCGATGCAGAAGAGCAGACATTTCTTGAGAAAAGCCATGTATTTTCACCTCGGAGGAAGTATTGCCAAAAATTCCAGCAAAAAAACGAAAAAATGTCTTGACAATGACCGTCTGTTCGGATACAATAATGAAGCTGATTTCGGCGGTGCCGAAATCCTTTGACCACATGGCGGCATAACTCAGTTGGTAGAGTAGCCGGTTCATACCCGGTATGTCATCTGTTCGAATCAGATTGCCGCTACCAGGCCCGTTGGTCAAGCGGTTAAGACACCGCCCTTTCACGGCGGTAACATGGGTTCGATTCCCGTACGGGTCACCATGGCAGAAAACACCCTAGAACTTGTTTCTAGGGTGTTTTTATTGGTTTTACCGCTTTATTCTGAGAACTCAGAACTTTTCCGTGGTAAAATATTTTTATAAATTATAGCTTTTTGGCACACGTAATACAGTTTTTGGATGCAAATTTGACACGCCATTTGACACGAAATTTGCCACGCTTACCGCTTGTACATCCCCTGCACCACTCCGACGTTCTCCGCCCGTTCAATATCCCGCTTGTGCAGGTACTCATAGACGGCCATCATGGCCGCAGGCGGCTCGCCCTTCTGCTTGCGGTATTCCTCAATGTGGGAAACAACGGCCTTGTGCAGGGCGTTCATGTGGTTCATTTCCTCCCCGCTCAGCCTGTAAAACAGGTCGGCCAGTTCCGGGTCGTCGTGCTTGTATTCCACGGCCAGCTCTGCGTAGGTGTGCGCGTCTTCCAGCTCGTCCTCAATATGCTCCATCAGCAGTTTGATTTCTTTCATCTGATGCCCTCCTGAATGTACGCATACAGCGTATCAATGTCCTGTTTCCCCAGCTTGAGGGTAAGCCCGATTCCGGGGATTTTTACGGGCAGCGCCTCTGTCCCCATGTATGGCTTTGCGGCGTTGTACAGGGCGTCAACATCCACCGTGCCATGCTCCATATCGTAAACGCCCAGCGCCTTTACCATGGGATGATCTGCGTACTGGGCAATAATCTTCGGGAAATTTGCGGTAAGCAGCCCCCCAGCCCCGGCAACCAGAACTCTGTCCCAGCCGGAAAGACTTGGAGCAATGCTTCTGTCAATGAATCTTGCAAGCCCTGCCTGCACGTTTTCCATAGGAATCATAAATTACCTCCTTGAAAGTATGGGGCGGCGGCTGCCGCCCCAATTGTCGGGAATCAACCGTTGCAACACCCGCCGCACTTGGGCAGGGGGTTGTACAGCGTCTGTGCCGTGGTGCCGGTTCCGGTGGTCACGTCGGCAACCTGCTTCGGATAGAAGGTCGCGTTGGCGTAGGTCACGATGGAATTGTCAGCGCAGCAGCGCCGCTCTGCCTCGATCTTGATGTCCTTGGACAGCTCAGCCCGAACGCATTCCACATCCTGACGAACCAGCGCGAAGCTGTCCTCAGTGCGCTGATTGTGTACGGCCTGATCGCACAAGGTCTTGCGAATGTCCTTGAGCTGCCCGTCAATGTAAGAGTACAGCTCAATGGATTTCTGGTCGTTGTAGGCGTTTGCCTTCAACAGCGCGATTTCGGAATCCTTGGCGGCGAGCTGCTGCTCACGATCCAGTTCATACCGGCTCACGGGCATGTTCTCGCTGCACCCGCCCCAGCCGTAGCCAACCCCATAGGGCATGGCGGGCATAACGGGAGCGGGGGGAGCAGAATTGCGG